CACAGCCCACAGGTAGTTTGAGCGAGTCTCACGTACCCACACGGTGCACGGGTGGTTCTTGTGCGCTGTTTTGTACGCTACCTGTCCACCGTCTAGCTCGTTGTGAGCACTAGACAGCATCTGTGCTTCCTCTAGTGGCATTTTGACAATGTGTTTGTCACACTGCAACACTGCCGCTTCTACCGGATCTGTCGATAGTATAAACCTATTCATAGTCAATCCCCGTGGTCTGTCCAATGGTAGTCAGCGCCTGCTAACACCTCATCTTGTATGATAGCATCAAAATAATCGTAGTTCCACCCCTCGTACAAATCTTTTTCACCTACTGTGATCTTGTCGATGGTCACTAGATCCTGATGATCGTCGCTGTCTAGCGTCCAGTGCACCACTACGTCAAGCGTAGCCCAATCGCAATCTAGCTCTAGCGGTGTCTCATGTTTCCCGTAGCGTCTACTCATTGTCTGGTATCCTCCTCCAGTGTTAGCCACAGCCAGATTATAGCACAACTGAAACCCCATAGCCAGAGTATGTCGCTGTCCATTAGTCAAATCTCCCGATCTTTGTCTCGCCTGTGTCGTTATCACGAATCGCTGTGATAGCGTAAGGATAACAGAACATCGTGAACCGGTCAAGGTAGCTTATGGTTGCGTATGGTTGCAAGTCTGGATCATCTGGCGACTGATACGCACCACAGTCTGCTACAGTCCCGCCAAATGGGTACTGGAACCCACCGTAACCGTACACAGCGTCCATAGCGTCAGCTACCTGATCCAATGACTCTGCGGGTCCCTCTAGTCCCTGTGTAGCGTGGATAAAAAACTCTGGCAGTATGCCTAGGTACTCCCGTGTCACTTCTGGGTAGTGGCTGTGGTTCCAAAATACGTTATACTCTTTCATGGTTTTACCCTCTCGCTATTACGTTTCGCTGTTGCTTTTCCATTGATCGCCCGTGTCCAATGTAGCAGACTACGGACACTGTTTTATCCCAGCAGGCGCGACACTTGTCACACTTGCCCTGTCTCGTGTACGCCTCGCAGACTACAGCATCCTGTGGCACTGTGTCAAGCGTGGCAATGGTGCTGGTTGTGTCACCGTCTACGGTTTCCCCCGTAATGCTGTCGGATGACAGACGGACTACCACGTTTGGCAACGCTTGCAATTGTGCGAGCACCACAGCAAACTTGCTAAACTTGTGCATCCGTGTGGGTATCCAGTGCTTTACCCACGGTGTACGCTGACACACTTCTAGGATCTTGTGCGCTAGCCTGATATCGTACATATCGCCAGAGTCAAACCATCGGAAATATCGGTCATTGTCTAGCTCTGCGACCATATCGTCAACCCATGTGTTACGCTTCCAATCGTCACGGTTGTGCTCTCGTGGTGCACGTACGTTCTTGAACCGGTAGTTACCTGTCGTTGCGTAACATCCGCTACAGGCTGGCACGAGTGCACCTGTGCTGTCTCGTGATGCTGGACACGTATCCAGTGCTTGCAGTGACCATGATCTACACGGCATCTTCGATGCCTTCGATAGTTTTAACATGGTTATTGCTCCTGTATTACCCAGCGTACCCATCCAGCGTCCCAATCTGGATACACTGTATCCTGTGCGTATTTCACAGCGTCCACCCTCGTTGTGAACGTGTTGCCGCTAGATCGATTCCCGGCTTTATCAAACAACCAAACTGTGTACATAGTGTTACCCTCTGTTGCGTTTAATCGTGGACACCGTATAGATGCCCACTGTTAAACACAAGATCACTTACTGGTAATAGTACCAAACCCGATAGCCCGCTGTGGCTTGCGTAGGCTGACGTAGAGCGACCAGTAGCCAGCGTCTAGCTTGTGGAAGCACGAGCCACTAGAGTAGCCGATAGGCTTGCGCTTGCTTACTCGCTTGCGAATGATTACAGAACGGCCAAATACTGTCTTACGTGTTACGTTATCCATGAGTATATACCCTCGTTTGGTTTAGGTTCCAAGTTAAGCCGGTTGGCTTACCAGTGAACCCAGAGTGTAACCCTAGGCTCACCAGTAATACAACCCTCCTGTTAGATTACGTCCCAGTGTACTTTTGTGCGGGTTTTCCAGTACAGAGTATCTCCCGCGTCCTGTACGTGCTCTGGCATCTCGTGGAAATTGTGGTCAATGCCTAGCTCGCGCAGTGCTTCGTATGCTTGCCATCGTCTGTCTGTGTTGTCGCTTCTCACTGCTTCTTCGATGTTGAAGATCAATCGAGAGATGGCGTACTGCTGTGCTTTGTTAATGTACATAGTGTTGTGCTCCTGTTGTGCTGTGTTGCTGTCGATGGGGTAACTATGAGGTATCCAGAGACAGAACACAAGTGTAAATATTACACATAAATTCCCTGGGACAAACTGTTGACAGCACAGCCTGTTGTATGCTTGCGATTGGCTTGAGGGTCCTACCATGGTTCACACACTCGTGTCTACGTGAATATTACACAAGTCTCAACTGCAAATGTTGGCATAGGTTTTGCATTAGCAAGAATCGTGCCAACTTTGGTGGCCTCTCGTGTTGGCATGAGTCTTGCATTAGCAACATCCGTGCCAATGTTGGGGGCCTCTTGTGTTGGCACGAGTTTTGCATTAGCAAGATCCATGCCAACTTTGGGGGTGGCCTGTGTTTTGACACGGGGGGAGGGGGTTGACTTGTGTTAATTATAGTTGTACCCTCTTGTCCACCCAAAAGAGTGAATTTAGCTAAAAAATAGGTAAAAAGAGTGATTTTAACTCGTGTACAACCATTTGATTTACCTCGTGATTACACACAGGGGCGGCTACAAGGGTAAATACAGTGTCCCTAAGTATTACTTGTGACTTATTTACTACAAATAAAGCTTGACTTTTGAGTAAAAGTATGGTATAATAATAGGCAGATACTAGGATGTATTTAGTAGTACTGATGCGGGGCTAAGTTTACAACTAAACCGTTCGTATAGATCCCCTCATCTGTTACACCTAGGCAGGGGACTCATGCGAACTAGCGTTAAACACAAGGATACAGGAGAATGTCTGGAGATGACACCCTAGAAGCCCAAGCAGAGGCTAGAAAAGAAGTTAATTTACGTAAGAGGTCTAGAGGTAGACCAAAAAAGAAAGAGATATTAGCTAAATCTAAGGGCGGCAGGGGAGTCCGTGGCCGTCCAAAGGGTGATGCTTCTATAATTAACGAATATAAGGCTAGAATGTTAGCCTCACCTAAGTCAGCTAAGGTCCTAGAGACGATATTTGAGGCCGCACTAGACCACGATCACAAGAATCAAGCGGCGGCATGGAAACTGGTAATGGACAGGATACTACCTGTTGGTGCATTTGAGAAGGAGGTCACCAAAGATGGAGGACGAAGTGCGATCCAGATTAATATCACTGGGGTTGGAGGCGCAACAGTTGATTCTAGCTATCCAGAGAGTAGCACAATCGAAGGCGAACTCGCTGATTGACGAGGCAGAGTCCCAAGCAGAGCTTATGTTTTCTTACATGAGGTCCAGAGTTAATTGAGATACTTCACAGTAGACGAATTTAACTGTCAACACACAGGTGAGAACCACATGGAGCCTGAGTTCATGGAAAAAGTAGATGAACTTAGGGACAGATGTGGTTTTCCGTTTGTTATCACTAGTGGCTACAGGTCACCCCAGCACCCAATCGAAGCAAAAAAAGATGTACCCGGAACTCACGCGCAAGGCATAGCGGCAGACATTAAAATAACTAACTCTGCCCACCGGTACACGATAATAAGAGAGGCTTTAGCTATGGGTTTCGCTGGGATTGGCGTCGCTAGTGACTTTATTCACGTAGATACACGGGGTTCTGCTCCGGTCATCTGGACGTACTAATGTTATACACTAAGCACACGACATTGACAGATACTACGTTAACTACTTTGTTTACTATGCCTAGTGGTTTTCACGCTGTTGTACAGTACGTGTTTGTGGCTAACCACGGTGGTTCTACAAACAGCATTGATTTGTATTGGGATCATTCTTCAACACCACAAGTGTACATCTTTGACGGAACTAACGTAGCTGGTGGAGGTAAAGAAACACTAAGCAACGGAGGTGGCCCTCTATTTGTCCTGCACGAAAACGAAGCAGTCAAGTGTCAAGCGTCTGGTGCAGGAAATTTAGAAGTAGTTGTAACATTTGACTTGCTCCCAGCGCCAGCATCTCTTGTAAACTTTAACGGTACGTAAAAATGATTACTTTTCTGGGTGCTGATTGGTGTCCTGCTTGTGTAAGAACTAAAAAAACCCTAAAAGAACTCAACATGGACTACAAGTACGTTGAGATACCTCCCGGTCAAGCTGGTTGGGACTTAGTGGAAACGATGACAGGGAAGAGGTCTATACCACAAATATTCTACCACTTTGGTGGATCTAAAGACTTTAACGAAGCACTAACATCTCTCAATCTCACAGGAGAAACAACTAAATGAAATATCTATTAGCCTCTCTTTTTCTGTTTTCATCTATGGCTTTTGGTCAAACTGTCATTAACTTTGACGATGGTTCTACGTATACGCTAGAGGAAGGCCAAGAAATCTACATCAGCACCGCACGGAACACCTTGTTTACACGTAAAGTGATGAACAACAAGGATACCCACTTCTACGCTGAAGAGCCTTGGTCAAAGCGCGATTACGTTGCTCAACCACAGGATGACTTTTCTATAGGATCACACGAGTGGTGTAAAGCGTACATCCCTTGGAGCGAAGGATTGACTTTTGATATGGTGTGGTGGCAACGTGCGTGTGACACTAACGGTGACGGAGAATACAACGAGCTAGACGCAGGGTGGGACGAGTAACGTTTGACCGATTTAAACGTACAGCTACTACCGTGGCAACAAGAAGTCTACTCTGATCCTACTAGGTTCAAAGTAGTAGCCGCTGGGCGTCGGACAGGGAAGTCCCGCCTAGCCGCTTGGATGTTGATTATCAACGCCCTACAGTCCGACAAAGGACACGTTTTTTACGTAGCGCCTACGCAGGGACAAGCCCGTGATATCATGTGGCAGACCCTCTTAGAGCTAGGACACCCTGTGATTGCAGGATCACATATTAACAATCTGCAGATCAGGCTGGTCAACGGGGCCACGATTAGTCTCAAGGGAGCCGACAGGCCTGAGACAATGCGTGGTGTGTCCTTGAAGTTTCTCGTGATGGACGAGTACGCAGACATGAAACCTGACGTATGGGAGCAAATCCTCCGTCCAGCACTAGCTGACCAAAAGGGATCAGCGTTGTTCATAGGTACGCCTATGGGCAGGAACCACTTCTATGAACTGTACAAGTACGCAGAGTTAGGTGACGATGAGACTTACAGGGGCTGGCATTTCACCAGCTACGACAACCCAATCTTGGACGCATCTGAAATCGACATGGCGAAGAAATCAATGTCGAGTTACGCCTTCCGACAAGAGTTCATGGCCTCATTTGAAGCCAGAGGCTCAGAGATGTTCAAAGAAGATTGGGTCAATTTTGGAGAAGAGCCAGAAGAGGGAGACTACTACATCGCTGTCGACTTGGCTGGCTTTGAGGACGTAAACAAGAAACGGACCAAAAACACAAAGCTAGATGAAACCGCAATCGCTGTCGTTAAAGTTGGTACTAATGGTTGGTACGTTGATAACATTATACATGGGCGGTGGGAGCTTAACGAGACTGCCGCCAAGATTTTTCAGGCCGTTAGAGACTACAGACCCATTAGCGTTGGTATTGAGCGAGGAATCGCAAAACAAGCCGTAATGAGTCCTCTGATGGACCTAATGAAACGCTACGGGCAGTTCTTCAGGGTAGAAGAGTTAACCCACGGCAACAAAAAGAAAACTGACAGGGTAATGTGGGCGCTACAGGGGCGCTTTGAGAACGGCTACGTAACCCTGAGAAAAGGAGAGTGGAACAGTAGATTCCTAGATCAACTCTTCCAGTTTCCTGACGCTTTGACACACGATGACTTGGTTGACGCACTAGCGTATATAGACCAGTTAGCTAAAGTAGCGTACAGCTACGACTTTGAGATTGATGACCACGAAATACTAGATGTAGTAGCAGGATATTAGAAATGAAAGTTTTCAGACCTTTTAATACCTACGGAATATACGCAATCAGTGCTGTAGTGTTTTTTACACTAGGGTACTCCGTTGCTGTGATTTAAGGAACCTAAGATGGCAGAAGAAATCTATAGCCCAGACCCTCTAATGATTGAAGAGTCTCTGGAAGAGTGGGTGATGACCAAGTGTGAAAACTGGAGAGATCACTATGAGTCGAACTACGAACAAAAGTTTGAAGAATACTATAGGCTATGGCGAGGTCAATGGGACCCTGCTGACTCCGAAAGAGCATCGGAACGTTCTCGCATTATCTCTCCTGCGCTTCAGCAGGCTGTAGAGTCTAACGTAGCAGAGCTAGAGGAAGCCACGTTTGGCAGAGGCAAGTGGTTCGACATTACTGACGATACCAATGATCCAGAAAAGCAGGACATACTGTATCTCCGCAAAAAACTGACAGAAGACTTTGAGTCCTGCAAGATTCGTAAGGCTGTCGCTGAGTGTCTAATTAACTCTGCCGTGTTTGGTACGGGCATCGGTGAGATTACTCTGGAAGAAATCAAAGAGATGGCCCCGGCTACACAGCCTATTATGGACGGACAGTTGACTGCTGTAGGTGTCAACATTACCGACAGAGTTGTAGTAAAGCTAAAGCCCGTGTTGCCTCAGAACTTCCTGATTGATCCCGTGGCTACGTCTATTGATGACGCTATGGGTGTTGCTATCGACGAGTTTGTGTCTAAGCACAGCGTAGAGATACTACAGGAACAGGGAGTGTACAACGAGGCTCCTATTGAATCTGCCGCACCCGATGCAGACCTAGAGCCTGACCAAGACCTCACGATCTACAACGACGATAAGGTACGCTTGACGAAGTACTATGGTCTGGTGCCTCGTGAGTTGCTAGAGGCTGAAGACGTAGACGTAGAAGAAGATTCTAAGTACGTAGAGGCTATCGTAGTTATTGCTAACGGTGGTACGCTTTTGAAGGCAGAAGCCAACCCGTACATGATGAAAGACCGCCCTGTTGTTGCGTTCCCGTGGGACGTAGTACCCGGACGTTTCTGGGGAAGAGGAGTATGCGAAAAAGGCTACAACAGCCAGAAGGCGCTCGACACAGAGCTACGAGCACGTATTGACGCCCTGAGTCTCACGATTCACCCGATGCTCGCTATTGACGCTACACGGCTTCCCAGAGGGGCTAGACCAGAGGTCCGTCCCGGTAAAATGATTCTTACTAACGGAGATCCTCGTGAAGTACTTCAACCGTTCAACTTTGGACAAGTTGGTCAAATTACTTTTGCACAAGCCGCGTCGCTTCAGCAGATGGTACAGCAAGCTACAGGAGCCGTTGACTCCGCTGGTATTGCTGGACAGGTTAACGGAGAAGCCACAGCCGCAGGCATAAGTATGTCACTAGGCGCTATTATTAAGCGTCACAAGCGAACACTGATTAACTTCCAACAATCGTTCTTGCTTCCGTTTGTAACCAAGGCGGCACACAGGTATATGCAGTTTGACCCTGAGAACTATCCCGTAGCTGACTACAAGTTTAACGCTACGAGTACTCTAGGTATCATTGCTCGTGAGTACGAGGTTACTCAGTTGGTGCAACTCTTGCAGACTATGAAGCAAGACAGCCCACTGTACCCTGTGTTGATCCAGAGCATTATTGACAACATGAACCTCAGTAACCGTGAGGAGCTTATTGCGACAATGCAACAGGCGTCACAGCCTAACCCGCAGGCACAGCAGATGGCTCAAGTAGCACAACAAGCGCAGATTGAGTTTCAGCAGGCACAGACTGCCGCACTGCAAGGGCAAGCCGCAGAGTCTCAAGCTAGAGCAGGCAAGTACGCTATTGAAACACAGCTTGCACCGCAGGAACTTGAGATTGAAAAGATTGAAGCAATCACACGAAACCTCAGAGAAGGTGATGAAGACGATAAAGAGTTTGAGCGTCGGATGAAGATTGCTGAAGTAGCACTAAAAGAGAAAAACTTAAACAACCAAGCATCTAGAGGAGCAACACCCCGTGCTAATGACGCAAACAGAAATGACCAAGTTTCTAGACCAGATCAACCAAGCGTTCAGCGACCAGTTCAGCCGATTAGACCAACTGGAGGCCAAGGTCAAGGACCTAGAGGACCAAGTGTTGGCCCAGCACCAGAAGGAGGAACAGCCTGATGCCAAAAAAAAAGGACCCAAAACTGGAGCGAGCAGGGGTAAACGGGTACAACAAGCCAAAGAGGACGCCTAATCACCCTACCAAGAAATATGTGGTGGTAGCTAAGGAAGGTGACAAAACCAAGACAATACGTTTTGGTGACGCTAAGATGAAGATCAAGAAAGATCAACCAGCACGGCGAAAGTCTTTTAGGGCTAGGCACAAGTGTGACACTAACAAACCTAGTAAACTCACCGCAAGATACTGGTCTTGCAAAAACTGGTAAGGAGATAGTTATGCCATACGGACCCGGAACATACGGAAGCAGAGTTGGAAGACCACCTAAGAAGAAAAAGGCTAAAGCTAAGAAAAAGAAAAAGAAGAGTATGTAGAAATGCCTAGGGGACTATATAGTAATATCCACGCCAAACGTAAGCGCATCAAGGCTGGATCTGGTGAAAAGATGCGTAAACCGGGGTCAAAAGGCGCTCCTACGGCTAAAGCCTTCAAAAAAGCCGCTAAAACAGCCAAAAAGAAGCGGTAATAATACCCATAAATAACACTTGACTTTTAGTCAAAAATATGTTATAATAGGAGATATAGAGACAACCTTATGGCCTCACTAGATCAAGAAACAGAACAGTATTACAATAAGTACTTTGACCTGTTTAACACCGATGGTTGGAAACAGTTAATCGAAGAACTGCAACAGAACGCTCTTGTAATCAATAGTGTAGAAGCAACTAAAGATGAGAACGATTTGTATGTACGTAAAGGACAACTAAACGTACTTGCTTATATTCTTAACTTTGAGACAACTACCAATACTAATTACGAAGAGTTAGTTAGCGATGATTAAAGTATTTGATTTTCGCTGTACTAACGGACATATCTTTGAAGAATTTGTAGACGGAGATACCACATCCAGTAGGTGCGGCTGTGGAGCCAACGCTACAAAAATCGTTTCAGCAACTCAACACATACTTGACGGTGCTTCTGGGGACTTTCCCGGCAGACACATGAAGTGGGTACGTGAACACGAGAAAGCTGGGCGATCTAGTCGGGAATCCTAGTCCTAGGTCACTTCCCATTTTAATCCTCCATAACCTTAATAATAGGCGGGGTAAGTTTACATTATGTCACGAGCACAATTACTTGATGAGCGTCCAGAAGAGGAAGCAACGGAAGAAACTAAAGAACTAACCGCAGACACTGTAGAGACTCCTCAAGAAGAGGAACAACCTCAAGAAACAGCGCCTAATCTTCCAGAAAAGTACCAAGGTAAGTCTGTAGAAGAACTTGTACAGATGCACCAAGAGCTTGAGAAGTTTTCAGGCAAGCAGAGTACGGAAGTTGGTGAGTTACGAAAGGTCGTTGACAACTACATTCAGACAGAACTCTCAAACCAACAAGCACCTCAACAACAGCAACAAGAAGACGATGACGTAGATTTCTTTGTCGATCCGCAGACCGCTGTTAACAGAGCTATAGACAACCACCCTAAGATTAAAGAAGCAGAAGCTTACACACAACAAGCAAGACAACAGGCTACTCTTTCACAGTTGAAATCCAAGCATCCTGATATGGAAAGTATACTGCAAGACCCTAAGTTTGCTGAGTGGATTAAGGGGTCAAAAGTCCGAACACAGTTGTTTGTTAAGGCAGACCAAGGGTACGACTACGACTCTGCTGACGAACTGTTTAATCTCTGGAAAGAGAGAGCATCAGTAGCACAGCAGACCGCCAACGTTGAAAAACAGGCACGTAAGAACACCCTAAAGTCAGCCAGCACAGGCAACGCTCGCGGAACAGCAGAAGGGACACGCAAGAAAGTTTATCGTCGTGCTGACATTATTAAACTTATGCGAACAGACCCAGAGCGTTACCAAAGTCTTTCAGACGAATTACTGAAAGCATACGCAGAGGGTCGTGTACGCTAGCCTAACATTTAAGGAGAATTAAAATGGCTGGTGAAACCTCTGGTGCATATTTTACAGCTAATGCTGTAGTAGACAAAACTGCGGCGGGTACTTTTATCCCCGAAATTTGGTCCGATGAAATTATCGCCGCTTACCAAAAGAACCTGAAGATGGCTCCCCTTGTCAAGCGTCTGTCAATGACCGGCAAGAAGGGTGACGTTATTCACATTCCTAAGCCTATTCGTGGTTCAGCTAATGCTAAGTCAGAAGCCACCGCAGTAACTATTCAGGCTAACCTTGAGTCAGAGTTGACCGTAACTGTAGACCGTCACTTTGAGTACTCGCGTCTGATTGAGGACATTGTAGAGGTACAGGCTCTGTCTTCTCTGCGACAGTTCTACACTGAAGACGCTGGTTACCAACTGGCTCTGCAAGTTGACACTGACTTGATTAACGGCGCTACTGGTTTTGGTGACGGTACTCGTACTCAGTCTCCTGCCGTTACTGGTGCTGATTGGGTAAACAGCAACAGCTACTACTTCAACGCCGCCGCTGGCCTTGCTACGTATGCTGTTGACACTGTAACCTCTGGTGACAACTTCACTGACCTTGGCTTCCGTGAGGCTATCAAGCTGATGGACGATGCTGACGTACCTATGGATGGACGAGTTCTCGTAATTCCTCCTGCTGTTCGTAAGTCAATTATGGGCATTGATCGTTACGTGTCTTCCGACTTTGTTGGTGGCCGTGGCGTTGAGTCAGGTTTGATTGGTAACCTGTACGGTGTAGACATTTACGTGTCTAGCAACGCTCCGGTTGTTGAAAACGCCGCTTCAAACTCAGCCTCTACCGCTGATACTCGTGGTTGCTTGTTCTTCCACAAGGATGCCTTGGTAATGGCAGAGCAACTAGCTGTACGCTCTCAGACTCAGTACAAGCAGGAATACCTGTCTACGCTGTTTACGTCTGACACGCTGTACGGTGTTGAAA